CGTATTGTAATTTGTTTTCTCCAGTAGCAACAACTGCATAATCATCAGCAGTTCCTTCAATACCAGCAGCAGAGATTAAAATTTTGTCTCCAACTTGTGGTCTATAAGCACTGAAAACCTTTCCTGCTACGTTAGTGAATGTTCTTGGGTCATTGATACCAATTTTATATTCATTTCCCATAGCATCTGTAATAATTGTATCTTCTGGACTAAATGCCATATAGATATTGTGTAAATCTTCACCAATAGCAGCTACATCATAAACTTGTTCTTCGCTATAATCTCCAGCAGCGAAAACCATACCATTGTCAATGTCAGTTTCAGCAATAAAACTTGCGTTGTATGAATCAACATTTTTAGCAGCAACTAAACTTGGTATTAATACTATTTTTTCGTTCATTTGAATTTCCTCCTTCTAAATTTTTAATTATTTCCACGTATATTTAGATGTACTTTCTTGTTTATCTAAAACATCGTTAACAGCCATTCTTGTAAAATTTTTATCTTCAACTTTTTTACTAGCCTTAACTTTATCAAAAGCTTTAGCTTTTACTTCATTGTCAAAGATATTTAATTCATCTAATGAATATTTCTTAGATTCTTCTCTTAACTCTGAAATTTCATCTGCACTAAATAAATCAACTACACCAGAAATTATACTTTCTATTTTTACTGATTTTTCTTTAGCTTCATATTTTTCAACTTTGTCTCTTAGAACCTCACATTCTTGTTTTAAAGAATCTCTTTCTGCTTTAACAGTTTCAGGGTCTTCTTCTTTTTCAGGTTCATCAGTTTCACAATTTTCAGTAGGAAGATTTTCTTCATTTTTACATTCTTTTTCAACTTCTTCTACATCTGATTCGTTTTTACATTCTTTTTCAACGTCTTCAACTTCCTCAGATTTAGCTTCGTTTTCTACTTTTTCTTCTACATCTTCCTTAGATTCATCTTTATCATCTGAATCGTCTGAATCATCTGAATCATTGTCATCGTCATCATCATCTTCTGATTTGTCATCTTCAGATTCAAAGTCTTTTTCTTTATCATCTTCAGAATACATAGTTTTATCGTCTTCTTTAGATGATTCTTCTGTAGTTTCTTCAGTTTTAGTTTCTTCTTCAACTTTTTCTTCTTCTTTAGTTTCAGCTTTAACTTCAACTTCTTCAACTATTTCTTTAGTTTCATCCATTGTACCTGTCTCCTCCTTTCCTGAAAATTCCACCATAGCAGTATCATCACGGTGTTCATTATAAACTTTTAGTGCATTTTCACAGTCAAATTTGATTATAGATGCACTACTGCCTTCACAGGCAGGTACGTGGCTCAATCCTAAAATGGTAACCCCATTAAATACAAATTCATCTATAGTTAATAGGTTATCATTTTCATCAACTTGTCCCCTTAAGACAGTTATTTCCATTGAAACATCTCTTTGATTACCTTTTTCTTTAAAAATATCATAAGCCCATTTAGCATAAACTTTTGACATTATAGCTTGAGCAACCAAATAAGTTCTTCCTTTTCTTTTTTCAAATTTCATTTTTGAACTTTCTGGGAAGAACCCTACTATCATTTCATCTGGTTCGTGTCCTTCAAAATCATTTCCATCAAAACCTGCAACTAAAAATTTATTTTTTAATGTATCTTTAGCTTTTACTAAGGCTTCTCTTGAAATAGGGACATTGTGTCTATTATTACCATCGTGGCAAACATATATTTCTACAGTTGCCAATTGTTCATCTGAATATTCTTCAGGTAATATTTCAAAATTTTCAATATCTAATAAAAATTTATCCATCTATCAACCCCACCTTTCTCAATAATTTAAGTTTGGCAGGTAAATGAAGTAAAACTTTTTCTAATCTTTCTGTTTTGGCAAATTTCATTTTTTTGCCTTCTCTTCCTAATAGTGGAAATCCTTCTTCTATTAGGAAGTTACCTATTTGTTCTCCACAAACATATATATTTGAGAAGTTAATATTTTTTGAATTTACTATAAACATATAAGCCCTCCTTTATAGGTTTCCACCTTTCTCTATATTAGACCCTTTATCTCTAGTCTCACTACCACTATTTGTTAAATCTCCATCTTTAACTTGAGGTCTTCCAGCACCATTATTTGCCGTTGAACCAGCAGTAACATTTCCTTGAGTATAAATATTAATCATAGGTCTTAATTTATCAATAAAGTCACTAGCGTTCATCTCTTCCAATTCTCTTTCTAATTCTATTTTATTCATTCCTAATGATGAGGCGATTTTATTTGGAAGAACAACTCCTTTATCAGCATATTTAAATGCTTCATCTTGTCTAGCTTCTCTATCGAATTTGTCATTTGTTCCAACAAATCTAAATGCCCATTTAAATTTTTTAGTATGTTTATTTGCATAATATTCTAAGAAATTTTCAAATTGAGGATATATAGATTTAATTAACATTCTATCTATATCAATAGAAAATTGAGTTTCTATTGCATTTTGATTTTCACTTGTTGAAAATATTACTTTACCACCACTTAATAAAGAACTTGTTAAAGTCATAAATGTTTCATAAGTATCACTATCAGTATTTTTAAATTCAACACCTTTAATATCTTCAGTTGGTAAAGCCAATACTTTAATTGCAGCCTCTAATCCTTGAGTTGCAAGTCCAATAAATTTACCTAAAGTATCTGCATCTATAGCTAATTGATTTGCTACACTAGCAGCCTTTTTTTCATTTAAATATGGTATTGAAGAAACTAATAATTTTCTTGCAGCAGCCATACTTTGATTAACTTGTAGGTTTCTTAATATTGGAAGGACAGCCATTTCTGGTAACATCCCAGAAAAAAATGGAACTTGTAAATTATGATTAGGATTAAATTTAAAAACCCAACATCCATCTGCAGGGTCTGTTTGAGTCCATAATCCAAAAGTACCAGTTCTCTTATTTATCTTATTACTTGGAATATATGGTTTTTCTTTTTTACCATCAAACATTTCTTTATATTTTTTTATTACCCAATCAGGATAACAATTAATATCTACTTCCCCCTGAAGGAACCAATTCATATCTATATCATATAAAAGACCATATTCCCATTTACCAGTAATCATAGCATATTTAGCAGGAAATTCTTGAATAACAGATTTATCCCCTAATTCTCTAAACATTGCATAATAAGTTTCATTCATAACTATATTCCAAGCAATATTTTTAAATTGCTCTCTATAGTTAAAAGAATTAATAAATTTTTTAATTTCTTCATAATCATTTTTATATTTATTTGTTTTGTAGTCTTCTGGTTTTGCATTAATACAAGATATTTCTAAATCAAACGCAGGTAGGTTTGCTAGATATTCTTGATTTCGTTTATACATTAAACTACTGAAATAATAAGATTGACCATAATTAACTAAATTACCTTCATTATCAATTGGATTAGATAATGCTTCATCTATTTTTTTTCCATCTGGAGCACTATTTGTAGCAATATTAATTCTTTTCATTATTTCATTTTGTGTATATGGAGTGAATGCTCCTGCATCAGCCATACCTTTAGAAAATGCTGTTACATCAAAAACACCATTTGCAATTTGATTATCTCTAATATTTAAAGCTTTATCATATGCTTGTAGAACTTCTATTACTTGTTTTTCTGTTAAATTAGTCTCCGTATTAGATTTAACCTTTTTATTACTCAATCTTATTCACCTACCTTCCTTTAATATATATATTTTTTTAAATATGCAAGAGGGTCTACCTCTTTTTTATACATATCTGCTTTTCCTTGTTTTTCATATTCCCAAACAACAGATAAACCATACATTAAACTTGTTGCACGGTCTCTTTTTTTACTTTTAACTATTCTGGTATAAATTACTTTACCGCCTTCAGAATATGATTGTTTTATATTGCTTAATTCTTGAACTAAGCTATCGTGCTCAACGTGAACTACCTGTTCTTCTGGTTTATATTTACCACTCTTATATGCTTCATCTGTTTCACTACTATCTACCAATAATTGTAGACTTCTATCCTCAAACCCACTTTTCATATATGGGTAAAAAGTGCTGTTAAATTCTTGTGTTGCAGTTATTCCTCTTATTAGAGGTTCAGCATCCGGTAATAGTATTTGTGCTTCTTCATCGTCATCACAAATTAATGGAGGAAACTCTTCTACTTCTCCTCTATTATTTCTTGCAGTCCAAGGTTCTTCTAATAATGATAATAAGCCCTGTCCAGCAGATTGAGCATCTATTACTAATTTATCCGTATTAGGAAATCTAATATGAATAAGCTCTCTTAAGAAATCTCTTTGTTCTTTTAAAGTAGCACCATTCATTGTTTTTGTAAAAACAACTTGTTTTGTAAAAGTGCCATTTTTTTTAGGTATTAATTTTATAACGTGAGTACAGGCGTTATCCGAACCTGATTTACCAGATACAGCAACGTCGTGCGTTACAATATATCTATATTGACATTTTTTAGGTTGTTCTAATTCACATCTGTCTAATGACCTACATTTTGAAGTTATATCATATGGATAATAACTATCATTTGCACTTCCAACAAATCGACCTTCATATTCATAAGCCCATTTATCTAAAGTCATCTCTGGGTCATTTTTTTCTAACATCATATTTTCTTCTGTAAATAATCCAGCATCTATACCTACTCTATAATCAAGACTTGCAACAAAATAGTTTTTATCGCCCGAAGTCATTTGACTATAAAAATTTAAGAATCTTTGATATAAATCACAAGTTTTTAACCAAGCAGATGAAATATAAACCATTCGTCCTTCTTCATAAGGAGCATCTGGAAATTTCTTTTTTAAATCTATTGCATTAGTTCTTGGAGTTTTAGTCATTGGTATTAAAACTTCTTTTAATGCTTCTGTTTTAACTAGACGAGCTTCATCAACTAATATAAGTTGAAATCTCCAACCTCTTGAACTATCTCCTTTTTGATTGTTACCCAAAGTAAAAGCTCTTATCGAACTTCCATTTTTAAAGGTAACAATACAATCATCTAAACTTGTTTTTATACTTTTAATTTCTCTTTTAATATTTTCGTTTTTACATAATTCCCCTTCTATTTTTTGTTTAACAACCATTCTTGCTTGGTTACCATTTCCAGAAACAATTCCTATTGCCATACCCGGATATAAGATAGCCATACAACAAATAAATATTGCGGCAATATATGATTTTGTTAAACCTCTACACATTATAAACATTATGTTCGGAAACTTTCCCATTGCTCTTAATAAAAGTCTTTGAAATGGGAATAAATTAGTCATTCCTAATATGTCTACAGCAAATTCATCAACATAATATCTATAGTATGATAAGAATTTAGTCCATTCTTCATAATCAATTTTTTCTTCATTAATAGGGTCATAACTCAATGGAGAATCAGTGTTATCATATCCCCAAGATTTTTGAGCTTCTACACCCTTCCTAACTTTTTTTATATTTACTGCCATTATAAACTCTTTTCAATATTTGAAAATTGTTCTATAATCTTATCAAACATATCTTTATCTTCTGGTATGTGTTGAGGAACGAAATTATGTTTTTCAACAGCATCAAATACTCTACCAAAACAACCAAGAGAAACATCATTTGCTCCTCTTTGACTTTCGGCAAATTGTGCTGATTTAGATAATCTATCAAAATTAGATACAGCAGTATTATAAGCACTTACTGCATCTTTATCATCAGGATTATCCCTCATAACATTATAAGTATCATTCATTATCAATGATGCTTGTGCTATTCTTCTAGCATAATCCTTATGATTTGTTGTTATAATTTTAAAATCATTATTTAAATCTTGATAATATTTATTAAGATAATTTAATTCTCTTTTTGAATAATATCCTTGCCAAGTATCATCCCAATTTTTAACTTCATTTCCATTTTCATCTTTTTCTAATATTAGCTCACTATCATAAATACTATCTTTAAATCTTGCATTTTCATATCTTGATTTATATGTGTTATTTATTAAATTTAAATATTTATCTATATAATTACCATCTATATCTGCCAGAGCCTCTTTCCAGACATCCTGTATAAATGGTGTGTCTAAAGTTTGCAAAACATCATAAACAGTTTGCATATTATCAATATCTATTATCTCATTAACACATTCTTTGCAATAAGGGTGATAACCTATTGATATATTTCTTGATTTATAAAAATCACTATTATTTTGGTATCTTCCCATAGCATTACAAGATTGATTCTGACAAATTCTTTTAGGCTCTTTTGGCTGACTCGTAGTAATTTTCTTACTTTTTGTAGCCACCTAATCTCACCTTTCTTTCAAAAAATAAAAGAACTCTTAATCGAGTTCCACTGTATAATTACATTCTATTCCATCTTCATTACAAACCAATACTGTTTGAGATGGTTTTCCACTTAACCTCAATTCAATAGTATGGTCATCTCCAGCACCAGGAAAACTTCCAGACTGAACTAATTTAATACCATTGATTTCAGTTGTAGCAGGGAAATGTCTATGTCCAAATAAAATACAATAAGGGAAATAACCCGCCATCATACTTAATTTGGCAACTCCCGCCATATCAAATTTATCATAATCCCCGTGAACAATAAAGTAATGTTTGTTTCTAACAACAAAACAATTAAATGTATTATCATAAGGTTCAATAAATTCTATATTTTCAAAATTCTCTAATTTACTTTTTGCATACCATTCAATTAGAGTATCTAATCTTTCATCTTTAAGAGCATCTTCTTTTTTATCTATTCTTGAATGATTACCAACAACGCTTGCTACTGTAACATTATTAAATATCTTACTAAGCTCTGCTAAAAAAGCAGTTATCATTTCACTAGCAGATATTACTTGCTCAATTACATTTTCTCTATTTGTTATTGCAATAGTTTTATGAATAGAATTACTAATCATATCCCCTTGTAATGTTACAAAGCAATTTTCAGAATTATGTCTATCTTTTATTTCTATTATTTTATTTAAATATTGGTTCATTCTATCTTTTGCGACTTCTAAATTATATCTTCCCCAAGCTGAAGCAAAAGTTTGACCTATATGTAAATCACTTAACATAATAACTAAATCATTGTCTGATTTTGTTATTATTAATTCTCTTTCAGCTGGTTTAAGAGGTCTATAGTCTACCTTGCCTTGATTTGCAATTATTTTTTCAAAATAATCAAGTTTATCTTCGACTCTGGCTTCTATTCTAATTCCTCTATTAGATTCTGTTCTTTCGTCTCTTAATTTTATTTTTTCTTTTTTTATTTCTCTCAATATTTCTTCTTGTTCTTTTTTAAAATCTTCGTCTCCTTGTTGAGAAAAAATTTCATCATAGAACTTTTTAGCTGCTTGATATTTTTTTCTATATGCCGACTCATCATAATATTCATCATCTTCTCTAAGTTGTTTATTTAAAGTAGGAGTTATATCTTTCCAACTTCCTATTTTGCCAGCATCAACCATTTTACCAATACGCCATAAATATTGTATCTCTGTCTCTCCTTCTTTTCTTTCTAATTCCATAATCAAACTCCTTTTATTAAATAAAACTTGTTTTTCTTTCTCATTATATATAATATTTTTACGAACATCTGTTTTACCCTTTATTTTCAATGTTTTAAGAAGATTGGGTTTTCAAACTTTTTTTGTTTTCTTTTGTTTTTCTTATATTTTCGTCGTGTGCACAATTAGTGCAATATTTTTTTGGAGAACGTGTTTTTCTAATAACCGTTCCACAAATAGCACATCTTTTATAATGTTCTTTATCATTATAAAATTGCAATTCACCTAATATATTGTCATAATTTTTTATTGTAAAAGCAATTTCTCCTTCATCAACAGAAAAAGGTAAATAAAAATAATTATTTGATTTAAAATTATCTTCCACATATAAACCATTAATTATCAATTTATTACATAGTCTATATCTTTCAGCAACTCTTAACTTCATAATACCCGCATATTTCCAAACATCCATATCATTGGTAATAACCATTTTAACATTATTATGTTTACTAAAGAAATATAAATATGATTGATTTACAGCCCACTTATAATAAACCAATAACATAAATAATAAGTTCTTTAGATTCTCATCTTCTAAATTATTAATTACTTCAACTTCTGATTTATAAATATTAACTTCAATATCAGTCACAAGTGGGCAACTAAGAGCTCTATCTACTATTTTACTATAAATCAAATCAACATCTTTTTTATCTAAATATTCACATCCAATAAGAGGAAATTTTTCTAGTTCTTTTTTTATTTCATCGAAATTCTTTCCTTCACTGGCTAAATATCTAATAAGAATATATCTTTCTATATCTTTTTGTCTATATGTTTGAAACTTTTTTTCTTTTAAAAGATTTCTTGCATATTTTTTTTCGTCAAATACTAACATTATCCACCTCCTGTAATTGATATTTATGTCCTAAATATTCAACACCATAATCATCTTCTATCAAAACAGTAGGATTACAAACAGGTATAATATCTATTATGTCGTCTCCCATTATATCCCAAACTATATCGTGATTAATATTTTTTCTTTGACACATCATCATTAAATGATTAAAAAGTTCTCTGGTATTGCTAAATAGGTTTTTAATTTTTTCCCTATATTTATCTTTATGCCCATATAAAACTTGATTCATAATTTCGGCAATATCATCATCAGCAATTCCTTCATTTTCTATCATAGTAGAAAATCCTCTGAATTGTTTTTCTGATTTATATGTTTTACATATATCCATCAGAGTAGCTAACTTTTCCTCGTCTATATTAGAATAATCTGCAAATTCGCTTAATAAACTAATCTTGCTTGGATGAAATTTAATATCAGAATCAGAACTTTCTACTTCTTTACATAAATTATTCATAACACAGTCTGTTTCTAACACAGGAGAATACTTTCTATATTTTCTAATTAATTTATTTTCTCCCTCAGACCTATTTTCTTTTCTTAATAAATCTTTAATAGACATTCCAAAATGCTTGTAACTAATACTATTAAAGTTTTTTTCATAAGCTTTATATTCTTTCATCAAAGTTGAATATAAATAAATAAAGAAATAAGGTTTTTTCTTAACAACCATTGAATTATATTTATATTTCTCTGCTTTAGTTATATCGTCATCATCTTTGTCTATTTTAACCCAATATCTCCATTCTTTAGGGAATTGAGGTGGGGTAGTTCCTTTAATTTTATCTATTTCTGCTCCCTGTATTTCTCTAAGTAATTTTATTCTTTTTTGCATTTCTTGAAGTTGTTCTTGTTGACCTTCTCCTTTGAACAATGGAAGCATAGCTATCATACTCGTTGAATAATTAGTTATTTGTCCAACTTTAGTATCTAATCCTTTAACATCACATCTAATAAAATTAGGTAATGTCACTCTTTGAGTAGGAACCATTTCTTTTTCATAAGTAATAGGAATTTCATTTCTCATAGCACCCTTTAAGAAATATTCATTATTAGTTGAACAAACTATATCTCCATCAAAATCTGAATCTGCGTGCTTAACAGTAGCAATATCATATATACTATAAATGACACCGCTATAAATATATTTGTACCACTTTTCCATTTCTTTTGTTTTTGCTAATCTTTCAACATTTATTTCTGAATAATGGGTCAATGGACTTCTCATCAAGCAAACTTCTCCAGAAACATTTCTTTCGTTCCAAAAATTTGAATAAACTTCATTTGCCTGTAATTCTCCATCTGGAGATAAGCCTAAGGCATTTCTTACTTGAGCAATAGGGTCACTTATCATAAATTGATAATTTCCTTTAACCCATATTCTTCCTAATTTAGCCTGACGAATAGATTCTTTAATAGAATTATATATCTTTCTCTGAACATATCCATCTTCTAACATTTTTGAATTTTTAACAATAGCTTTTGTAAAAGCACTTCCACAAGAATTAATTATTTCAGATAAACTATCTTCTGGATTTTTAATTCCTATATTATAAGCTAAAGAATATAATTTATCTCCACTACAGATATTTTTAAACCAATCTGTTGTATAAGATACTAATCCTTTTATATCTTCTCTATCTAAATCAAGAACTTGTATATATTGATAATTAGTCAATACATATTCATCATCAAATTCTTTGTTATATCTTGCTACTCCCCATTTTAAATTATAAGAATGATGATAACTTAGATAACCTTCCCAAGCAGAATAATATTTTGCCATTTTAAATTGTGATTCCGATAATAGTACATCAATATCATCAATGTTATATTCTGTTCCATATCTATCCTTAATTTTAGTTATACCATTTTCTCTTGCATATTCTTTAAAATCAAATGTAACTAGATTTCCTTTTACAAATGCTGTTCTTACAACAAAGGAACAAGGGACATAGTTTAAGTGCATATCTTCCGCCCAATTTTGAGCCATTTCCGGACTTATAATTCCTTGACCATCACAGCTATTAAGTTTTAAATCTTTATATATCTCTTTAACCTGATTTTTTCCTTCATCATCTTTATAAATAAAATTAAGCTTTTGATTTGGTATCACAGTATCAAAATCTTTTATAACACAAACCTTTGGTTCTCTAACCCAAAGAACAGAAGAAAAAGATAAAGCAAAATAAGCACTTAATTTTGCAAGATTTATATTCTTTATTTTTTTATCTAATCCACACATTAAATGTTCTTGCATATAATCATATAATTCTTCATTAATAAAACTTACAGTGTTTCTTCTCATTTGACCAGAACCAACCATAAATCTTACATAATGTTTTCCATTTAAATCAAATCCATCTCTTGCAATTTGTTTATATTCTTTTTTTGTAACAACTTTTATATTAACTATATCATCTATAAAAAGCATTTTATCTAATTGATGTTGTAAATCTTTTAACTTATCTATGTTTTCTTGACAAGTAGGCTGCTTTTTAATATTTTTCATTTCTTTTCTTATATCTTGAACTTTGTTATATAAAGATATATGGTCTCCTGTTTCCCCATAATATTCTCTTATTTTAGCAAAGACTAAATTATCCCCTATAGATACCACACAACCATCTCTTGAGGCATCTTTGAAACTATATGTTTTTAAATTGTTAATTTTATTTGATGGTATCTTATAAACATAATATAAATTCTGAAGAACCTTCAAGAATAATCTCCTCCTTACCTTATTTTCTCTAATGTTTTACAATTATACTTTTTATAAAAATCTAAAATTGAATCTATTTCTTCCCAAGTATTCACCACCATAAATTCTTCACTAGAAGTCGGTTCTTGCCAAGGAAAGTTATGAAAACTTTTATATAATATTTTTAAAGCAGCATTAGTTTTTAAACAATCAAAATTATCGTCTATTTGAATAGCATTATCCATATTTATACGGCTCTTCTTTTTTGATTTTCCATCAAACCCAATAAATTTAAAGTCGTAAGGTAAGTTGTTTTTCAACCAATCTTGTTTTCTTCTTAAGTTTTCTTCAGTACCAATACTTAGTATAACAATATTATAAGACTGACTATATTTATTTAAAACATCTAAAACCCCGGTCTTAAATTCTAATCCATTATAAAACTCTTCACTTTCAAACATTTGAAGTTTTTCTTTTTCACTAATCGGATAAATAGAATTATAATTATAATCAAACAAATCATCCTCGGTTTTAGATGTACCATATTTTTTATTTAACATATCTATTATTCTCTTATTACTTTCAACTATAGTGTTGTCAAAGTCTAAGTAAATTGTCATCACCGTGTTTCCTCCTTCCTCTATCTTAATTAACTACATTATATCAAAAAAACCTCATTTTGTCAATAATTTATTTGACAAAAATAAATAAATATGGTAGAATAACAATGGGTGATGATATGACCAAAAAATATGAATTAGAAACATATAATATATTAAGCGTCACAACATACAGACTTTTAGAAAAAGATACTGGAGAATATTGGTACCCTTTAAGTTCTTTTTTTAGTAAAGTTCTTTTTAGAAGAACCACACCAGGATTTTATAGAGATAAAGAAGAATTTAGAGTCCATATGAGAGTTATAGAATATACCAACCCGAATAGTTCAGCCAAAGATAAAACTACTAAAACTTGGTTTATGAATACTGAGGGTATGTGTCTTATACTTAAAAATTTAACTCTAGCAAAAGATACTCCAAAGAAAATGATGATGAAACAAAAATATTTAGCGGCAGCTCAAAATTATTTTGGAGTTACATCTAATAACAGTCAAGAATTTATAGGTTATCAACCAGACTTATCTGATTATGATGTATGGAGCATAATGTGTCTTACAAGAGATTATGAAATAAGAAAAGATACATTATGGAAGAGATGTAATACTTGTGGATTTTACTATCCATATAACAAAGACTATTTTAATATGGTTGGTAAAAATTATTTAGCCAACAGTTGTAGACAATGTACCGGAAGAGACTTTGTTTGTAAAAATAAAAATCTTCAATATATATATACTCATAATGGATTAGATTTAATATATCAATATTATCTCGGAGATAAAGATAAAATTTTAGAGGAGTTTAATAAATGGTTATCGGGAGGAGGAATATAATGAAAATAAAAGTTGTTGATGCTGGATGCGGTGTGGGTAAAACAACCGCAATGATAAATTTTATAAATAATTCAAAAAATGACAATGAAAAATTTTTATATATAACTCCATTTCTAACTGAGGTAGATAGAATAAAAGAATCTTGCACAAACAGAAATTTTATAGAGCCAGAAGAAGCCCCTACTAAATCAGAAGATTTAACTAGACTTATAGAAAAGGGCTATAATGTTGTTTCTACTCACGCTTTATTTCAAAAATTAACAGATAGAGTATTAGATTTAACTCAATTTTATGATTATATATTAATTGTTGATGAAGCAGCAGATGTTATTGAAGAAATAGATATAACTAAAAATGACTTACAAACAATTGTTAAAGAATATATAACTGTTAAAGAAGATATGACGGTTATATGGAATGAAGAAAAAAAAGATTATGAAGGTAGGTTTTTAGATTATAAACATATGATAGAAATGGGAGGAGTTAAAGCACATTGCTCTGATTCCGGAGAAGTAGTATCTTTGGTTTGGACTTTCCCTATAGAAATATTTGATTCTTTTAAAGAAGTTTATATCTTAACTTATATGTTTAATGGGCAAAAAGCCTATTATGAATATAATCAAGTAGATATAGAAAGACTTTATGTTGATAATTATCAACTAACAACAAAAGAAGTTAAATATAATTATGATGAACAAAAAAAGTTAATAACAATAGTAGATGATAGCAAACTAAATGCTATAGGAGATAATAGAGGTTCTTTATCAATGTCCTGGTTTCATAGAAATAAAAAATCTATGTTAATGAAAAAATTACAAAATAATATAAGCAATTTTTTTAAACATACCGCCGAAGGAACGCCAATAGAAGAAAAACTTTGGACTACTTTTAAAGAATATTATGATATTATAAAAGGCAAAGGATATACAAAAGCTTTTGTTCCAATAAATATTAGAGCGACAAATGATTATAAAGACACTACTGCTGTTGCTTATATAGCTAATAGATATATGAAGCCAACATTAAAACACTTTTTTGAAACAGAGGGAATAGAAGTAGATGAAGATACTTATGCTTTATCTGAATTAATACAGTTTATATATAGAAGTGCAATAAGAGATGGCAAACCTATAACAGTTTATATACCATCAAAAAGAATGCGTGAGCTTCTTAAAGATTGGATAAATAAAAAAGACGAGTAATTAAACTCGTTTTTATTTTTGCAAAATATAATATCTAAACCACCAATATATCTTTTTAAATCCTTTAAGAACATATTTTATTTCAAACTCTGGTTCAAAACTTCCATAAGCCCAATGTCCCAAATATTCACCACATTTAGAACAATATATATCATACTCTGCTAAATGATAACCGTGACATTCCTCGTATAAACAATTTTTTTCACAATGATATTTTTTTTGATGCCTACATCTCTTCTTCATCTAAAATTTCTTCCTTTTTTAATATCTCTTCTTTTAATGCTTTGATATTTTCATCAGAATAATCAAATTCTTCTGGAATAGAATCAGATATTTTATAAAATCCATATGGAGTCATAGACTTCATTATATCAAGAAATGGTACCTGTGCTTTCTTTGGTAAATAATGTTTATTTGTATAGAACCAATTCATTAATCTTGCATATTTAGAATTTTTAAAATCATCAAAAGCTTCTTCTTTTTCGTCTTTATTTTTAATAGCTTCTTTTGCTTCTTCAATAATTCCTAATTTATCATTAGCTTTAGCAATTAAGTAGCTTTGAATCTCTGTTCCTTTTACAACTGGAACATCTATATCCATTTGCTCAAGCTGTTTCATAACAGATTCTGTTGCAACAAGAGTATTTTCTTCAAGTTCATTCTCTTCATAAAATTGTTCTCTGTATTCTTCTAAGAAAGATTCACTTGCTTCATCTATTACTTCTTCTATATCTCTAACATCAACACAACTTTTTGTAATAGCATCAAATATTTCTTTATTACATTCTTCCGCCGTAACAATTGACTGAGCAGTTAATGCTCTTAATTCATAATAATTAATTGCTTTCCTATCCCTATCTAATTCTACAACATCTGAATTAAAATTATAACCATATTGAAAATTGTCATCTGTTTGAATATATAATCCTTCTACATACATTTTACCCTTGAATTGTTTATCTAGTAATATTTGTCCATTATCACAATTAACAACATTACCAAAACTTTCATCTATGCAAGGGAAATAATTTAATAAAGAATTATATAGTTGTTGGTCAACCGGACTGATAACAAAAGTTAGACCTTCTCCTCTTCCATCGTCACTTTCTTCTATATTTAGAACTTGAGTTCCAAATTGTTCACTGACTTTAAATGAAGGACTCCATAATTTATCATTATTATCAACATAAACATTCATACCTTTTCTTAAAAGAACAACTAATGCTAATTTAAATCCTTCTCCATATTTACCTATCATACCATCTTGGTCTGATTTACTTGAGCACCCTAATATAAGGTCTTTTGCAGATAATGAAATTCCTTCATTATTAATATATAAAGTATCTCCACTATAATAAATACTTTTCTTATATCCATTTTTATCTGCATCAATAGCATTTTGAAGTATTTCTCTTATAGCCTCATTTATTCCCCAATTACTTACATAATTAGGACTTATTGTTATCTCATAATTTTTAATCATTTTTTATTCTCCCTCTTTACATTTATTATTAAAATTATAAATATTATTAACCACATTAAAGCCGTATTAAAAATAAAAGCTTTATCTACTAATTCTTCAGGTAAATAATATAACAACAATCCCATATGTATTGGGAATGTTATCCCAGTAAGCAATAAAGTTAATGCGATTGATATTAAAAATACCATTAACATAAAATCACCTCTTATTCTTCTCTTTCATAATCCATTAAAAAATCTTTTTTATATGTTTCTTCTCCAATTCTATTCATTTCGTTTAGATAGCTTTCTACAAAACTTGAATAATCAAATACCATACAAACAGGAATCTCATCATTTAGCCACCATACAAGAGTTAAGTAATCTTCATATTCAGTTTTTAAAATACTTAATTTAAGCAGAGTTCCTTCTCCATCTAATGTAATAGCCCTGCTTTCTACTCCATATTTATAGTTATATAGATACTCCGGATGTTCATCATTCTCATTTATTCCCAATAAATAATTTATTTCTTCTTTAAAATCATCTAAATAGCTAACGGTAAATTGATGTGTTAAATCTCCATAGTGAATTTGAAAAGTTAACCATCCAGCCCAGACGTTTGTAATCTCTATCATATTTCTACATATCCTTTACCATTACAACTTCTACATTGTTCTGGTGCAGTTGTTGATGTAACCCAAGTATTACCGGTATGATTATAGAACCCATTACTAACAACTCCATTACCTCCACATACAGGGCAACATCCCACTTCTCTATTTGTGTTATAAATCTTTGGCTCATAATTATAAAAATCATCATATTTTAAAGAAATACTATAGACATAATTAGTTATTTCAACCTCTTCATCTAAACTATCAGTATTAATCCAATCAAATAAATCTTCATAATCTTCGTTTCCGTAATCATCACATTGAAATTTATCTACAGTTCTTATTTTTTTATTTTCTACAACAAATTCTTCATCATCATATTTAAATCTAAACCCCTCTCCTAGATTTCCTCCTAACCACGACTCTAATATTTCTTTTATAGTCATAGTCTTAGGTGCAAAATATGAAATAGTAGAACCATAATTCTGACTTATTGCCGTTCCTTCTATCATTTTAATCTTCCTCCTTCTCTTCTAACAAAAATTAACCATTTTTAATACATTTTACACTATTTTTCAACAAAAATTAAGTGTTTTAGACCTCTTTTCGTGGATTATATTGGGGTTTTCTGTCCTTCATAAGCATTTCTATAAGCTCATCTCTTGAAAATTCTTCATATTTTTCACGAATTTCCTCTTCTTCATAGTCCCTTAACCAGTCCATTTTCTCCCAATTGCCGTTTTCATCTAACCAAGCCTCTGCGTGTTCATAGTTTTTACATACATATATATTAATTTCTTCTTCCCATCTGAACCCAATTACAATAGTATCTCCGGTTGCAGAGAAAGAATATTCTCCTGGAGCGTCTAATCTTTTAATTACATCATCAATCATATCTTGAATTTCAGAATCTGCAAGTTTAACTCCATCGTTTTTAGAGAAATCTTGTTTATTATAATAAAATTTAATCATTAAACTCATCCTCCAATTTCTTGTTTATATTTCTATAAATATCAGCAACGGCTTCGTCACTGCAATATTTATCATATTCGGAGTCAGTAATGATTCCTTTATTTAATAATAATTGAGTTAAACCAAACATTTTTACATTTAGAAATTCTATTTGTCTACTTAAACTAGAATAAGCAGATAATATTTCTTTTATTAATATCTCTTCCACTAATTTACCTCCCAATAAATAATATCATTATTCATAACAGTAGCCCTAAGGTCTATGTTCACTCTATCTTTATCAGTTAGTACATCACAACAATCTAATATTTCATCTGTTAAAGATGCACATCTTAAAAAATAATAATTATAATTATTGGTCTTTAAATGAATAAATACCTCATTATTTTTATTTCTTAAATATTTAACTAATTCCCAAAGAGCACTAACTTGAGTAAATACTTCTTTCCCATCTATTATCCAGTTCATAGACCTATTGAGCATTTCTTCAGCAAGAGCTTCAGTGTTTTGAGACTTTTCGTGGCGGCTCTCATAATCAGATAATCTTAAAATGCTGCATTGACTGGAACCGCCAACAATCATAGCTTCATATCTAATTTGTCTCATCTTACCACTCCTCTTCTATTTCTTCATCATCATCTAAATATTGTAGATAATCATCTTCATCTTCTATTTCTCTTTCATCTATAATTCTAACATCTTCAATATCGACATTATCGTCTTCTTCCATATTTTCAGCAAGCTCTTCAGCTTCCTCCTCTGTTGCAGCCTTTACCCAATGGCGTGCAGTTCTAACAACTTCTACTAAATATTCTTTCATAATTATTTGCCCTTTCCGATTCCTCTTTCAAAGAATTCTTTCTTATTTTCTAATTCCTCATTTAAATTCATAGTATATACACTTGTGTTATTCCTTTTTGCACATTCTTTAGCTTTATCTATATCATCAAATATTCCTATAGGAACGTCGTCACTTCCCCAAGACATAACAATATAAAGCTTCATACTATTCACCTCTGTAATAATCACAAGGATATGCTTTAACTATTTTAATTCTATCATTCATAGAGTGTACTAAATTTTCATCATATGCTTTTAGATAATACTCTAATTTAACATCTAATGCACTCCAATCGTTTATAATTAATTCATTTGTTTTCTGACCAGGCATTTGTATTTCTACACATATACCACATTTGTTTTCTTTGGCTTCAGCAAAAGCCGCCTTTAATTCTTTTCTCGTCACTTATTAAATTCTCCTTCCTTATACATTTTATTTAATTCATCTAAGAACTTCTCTATATCATTTAAACATTTACTATCAAATACTACATCATCAAAGATTCCATCCGTAAACCAACAAAATTTCCTCCAAGCTCCATACCATTTAATCATACCTAAATGTATAAATAGGTCTTCTTTGTTACATAATATATATTGAGGAAGCTTCTTTCCTTCTTCCCAAACTTCTATAGCATACATATATTTACCAATATCTAACATCTGATGTATATTAGGATTAGTGAATTCCGGTAAATCTCCTCTTGCTAATGTTTCCATCATAAATGAAATTCCTCCTCAAAATAATATTCTTTATATCTATAACCAGTAAGATAATAATCAATTTCTGATACTGGCATAAATATAAGAGTAATGCCGTCTATCTTTATCTTTAAATCAGACATATTAATTTCAGCCCTATCAAGATAGTCTTTAGCAATAAATTTAATTGCCTCTCTACAATCTTTCTTGCTTCTACATATAATAAGTCTATTTTTGGAGCCTTTATCTATTCTGCTTTGTAAATTGTAATGCGTCCTCAGATATTTCTCATCTATTCTCTTAAGCATTTGCAGAGAATTATAAGCCTCTAGTGTGTCGTTCACTATTTATACCCGCCTCCTATCTTAAACATATACTATCATAATATTTTTCATTTGTCAAGAGAAAAACTTGACTTTTTTAAATTTATATGATACACTATATTCAGAAAACGAAAGGAGACGAATGATTATGTTATTATTATATTTTATACTATATGCAATGAATACTAATAAGAACTACGACAAACCTGGTACTAATAGAGCAATATGGTTATCTCAATCATTCAGCAGAGATTATGAATAGAACAAAGAAGATAATTATAACTCTTGTGGCACTTGGAATAATTTCTATAATAACAGGATTAGGTATGCAGATATATAAAGACCAAAAGACAATATCTACACTAAATAAAGAATTAACATATAAGACCGGCAAAATTGATTCTCTTGAAAAAGAGGTCAATAATCTTAATAACAGAAGTGTAGTGCCTCTACAACAATATGTAGATGATATTAACTTTATGGAATCTGTTGTTTGGGAATTACGTGGTGAGTTTGAACGTGAATGTGGAAAGAGTAATTAATTTACTCTTTTTCTTTTTGTTTACACTAAAAATCAAAAAGGTCTGGTTGCTCCGCTTGGCGGTGCAGGTTGAAGGGCGGCTTGCAGCTTTCACTAAGTCCTCTCTTTTCTATGTTCCTTACTATTCTTAAGGACGACCTCTGTAAACCCGCATAAAATAAGGCTTTTAAAAAAATTCTGGAACTTTTATGGTTCCAAAATGGTATTTTTAACACCCAAAAACAGGTCTTACTAGAGCCACTACAAAAGGTCTAAATTTATTCAAATTGAATGGCGTAGCGTTGCCTCTCCAAAAGGCATAAGCGTTACGCCATTTTTGTATGTAGTGGCGTCTTTTAAAGAAGGTCATTTGCAAAAGAAAGGTCATTAATTAAGACCTCCACAGATAGACGTCTCGTGTTTCGCCCATT